TGCAAGCACTCCCAATTGTCCGGGTTTGGCTCGAAGGTGTAGACGCGTTGAAATTTCTTCGCCAGCCACAACGGCCAGATACCGCAGTGCCCACCGGCCTGCACGACAGAGTCACGTTTCTTCGTATGCCGCAGTGCAACCCGCATGTCCTCGGCGTGGTTGATGTACCGCATCACGTTGGCATCGGCGATGTCGGGCCATTTGAACCCGTGAAAGGTCTTCACGCCTTGAAGCCCTCGGTTCGTTCTGCGCCGATATGATTGAACACGTTGTTGATGACTCTCGCCGTAAGTCGTGTCAACTTCCCGCTGCGCATTCTGGAATCGGATTCCGACTTCGCTCCGGCCGTCAGCTTCAACGCCTCCTTGATCCGAGTCACCGCAGGCGGGTGGCCCCAATGAATTTCGCCCACTTCGTAGCCCGGAACCTGATGCCGCATCCATTCGACAACCGCCAGAGGCTTCCGTCCGCCGTGGTGAATACCGCAGCGCCCATGCGCTGACTTGTAGGCGCCATACATGCGGATGCAGTAGACCTGCTCGTCCTCAAGCACTTCCCGAATCTCTTCAAGCGGGATCGCGCGAAGGCTTAGCCAGTCGTTCTGCAGGTTCAGAACCGCATCAGCGCCGCGCGCATCAGCCTCTATGAACAACGCCTCGGTCATGCCGGAAACGCCAACCTGCGCTTTCGGTAGGTAGACGCTTTGAAAGCCTGCTGCCTCGGCGATGTCGATGCTCGACAATCGCTCTGCCGGTGTCGATACATCATCACCATGAAGCAAGATGAAATCGTCCGCCAGATTCGGGTTCTGAGCCACCAAGGAATCTAGCGTCACCTTCGTATAATCAACGCGCCCGCACGTCAACAGCGTAATCGCGATCTTCAAACCGTCACTCCCAATGCCTCGCATAGTTCGATTCTCGGGAGCAGCCGAATCGCCGTCTCCCGCGTCGCGTTGCAGACCTCAACTCCCGCAGCATTCAACGTCGGCGCCAGCCTATCGAACTTCTGTGCCCAGACGTGATGTCGCGTCCCATTGCCCATCTCTCGCGGGTGATCCCGGTGCCAATGGCCCCTTCCGCCCGTCCTCTGCATATCGTAGCCCAACAGGATTATCCGCTTTGAGCCGAACAAAACCGCAAGCTGCAACGCCTGATAGCCGCTATTGCCACCCGTGAAAATCCGGTCTTGCCGCAGACCTTCGCCAGACTCGGCCCGTATCCACCTGATGCCATGCCGGCGTGTCGCCAACGCGCTCTGTGTCCAGCGCTCGCCCTTGAACTGAGGCCATTCGCCAGCTTTGCACCACTGAACGTACTGATCCCACCATGGCAAGTCGCCGGAGTAGAGAACATCGGCCCATGGCGCCCGCAGATAGCTGTTGTTGACCACTACGACACGACGATTGTCCGCAGCAGCCCGCCAGCACCGCACCGCCTCGCAGTCCTCCACTGTCAGGCTCGGCCCGCTGGCAATGCATATCACCTCGGAACCAGCCCAGCGCCCGCGATACTCCTTACTCATGCGGCCAAGGCCTCCGCGAGCGTGACGCGCGGGAACACATCTAAGGCGCTCCCTTCTGTGGCGTTGAACACTGGTATCTTGTTGGACTTCTGCCACGCCCGGAATTGCTTCCGGTGGATCGCAACACGCTCCGGCTTCGTATTCTTCAAAATCCCGGTGTAGGAGCCGAAAAAGTGTCCGCCTGCGAAGTCGGCACCAAGCAACACGATTGATGTAGCCCCAAGCTTTTTTGCGGCCTCAAGTCCGATGACGCCAGAACACGAATCCGAGCCAATTGCACCGCCCACAAGACGCTCGACCTTCGGAACGATGTTTGCGGAGAACCGTCGCGCCTCAGCCTCAAAGGCATCCTCGTAAACCCGCCACCATGCGGCATCGTTCGCCGCAATCGCAACAGCCCATGGGGCCAGCCGAAAGGCTCCGTTCACCGCTACCAGGGGGAAGCCGCGAACCTGCGCCAACAATTCCGCAGACATCGACGGGCCTGTGCATGCGACGATGAACTTCATGTCAGCCGGCGTTGGCTCCCTGCGAACATGCCAAAGTCAGGTATTCAATACCGCTTTCCTTGTCGGGGATCGGCGCCAGAATGTCGTAGATCAGCCCGCGATGCAGATGCACGAATCGCAGCGTCGGAACAGCGTCACGGCGATATCGGATGATGATCCGAACAGCTATTTTTGATGCAACCGATGCGGCTGCAATCAGTTCGCGGCCACTCATCGGTTCAACCGCTGCCCAGACCTTCGCAATCTCCTGCCACGACTTCGTGCGGTTTCCGTTCGCATCGCGTGTCTCAACCTCGCGCTGCAACGAGAGGCGGTGACGGAGCCGTCCGGATGCCAGCGCCATTACCGCACCGTCGACTTTCGCAAGCCAGCCAGCAATGCGGTCGCACCTTTGCTCAGGATGTAGCCATGCCCCGCCTCAGTCGGGACCACATTGGTCCCCTCGCCTTCCCGGAAGCGGAACTGCGAACCGAGTTCAACCAATGCAGCGCCACGGACAACGGGGCGCGGTGTTGGATCGCCGTTTGAGTCCAAGGCCGGGATCGGGTCACCCTCAGAATCCAATACAGGATCGCCGTTACTGTCGAGTTCCGGCATGTACAAGCGCCATTCGTCTTTCAACCACGTCGCGATGGCATCCGAGACCACAGGAATGAAAATCTGCAGCCACGGATCATCAGGGCCACCATCGCTACCGACATCATCAAGTCGGAGGTGATAGCGGGCCTCGTCCATCGTCACGAGGTCATGCATTTGGGGCGCCCTCGTTCAACAACTTTACCGGTGGCGCAGGCCCAAGATCGCGGCCATTCTGCCCGTCACGACCATCACGGCCCTTGCGTGCAAAGAGACGCCAATCTTCCTTGGTTTCAACGCAGGGCTTGGACTTCGTTTCTTTCAGGGCGATCCAAGCGCCGCCATCGTGCGTCACGACATCGCCCTTCTGGCATTTCATGCCCTCACGCCAGTAGCCGGCATCCATCGGGATGCCGACGCTATAGGACTTTGCGACTTCGCCGCCCTTCGCCTTGATCGAAATCGTTCGGTGGCCGTCGTAGTCAAAGGTGACATCCGATAAATCCTGCCCGTCACGGCCTGCGGAACCATCGCGGCCATCCTTGCCGACAACGACACCGAGGGACTTCATGCGGCCATCGGTCATCGTTGCAATCAATGCACCATCGCGATCAATCAGCAGATCGGCGATGCCGGCGCCATCGGAACCGTTTGCGCCCTTCTCGCCTTGATCGCCCTTGGCCCCAGCGAGGCCGTCACGTCCGTCCTTGCCGTCCCGAATCGGGTTCACGGCAAGATGCTTCTGCAAAGCCTCGGCGACAAGCATGTTGAGGACGGTAGCAATCTCCGGCGCCGCGATGAGTTCGCGGACGACCTCTGAAATTTCGATCGGGGCGGCATCACGGCCGTTGGCCCCCGCCACACCCTGAGGGCCAGCCTCGCCTTTCTCACCGGGGTCGCCCTTGGCGCCAGCCGGACCTTGTTCACCGACATCACCACGTTCGCCCTGTGGGCCTTGCGCTCCGGTTTCGCCCTTTTCGCCCGTAGCGCCGCGATCACCCTGCAAACCCTTTTCGCCCACGGCGCCCGGGAGGCCATCGGCACCAGCCGCGCCACGTTCACCAGGATCGCCTTTGGCGCCGTTCATCCCGGGAGCGCCAGTTGCACCCTGCGGGCCTACATCGCCTTTCTCACCCGCCATGCCGCTTTGACCTATCGGCCCAGCAATACCCTGCTCGCCTCGCTCGCCAGTGGCACCCTTTTCGCCGATAGGGCCAATCTCGCCACGCACACCAGCGGGGCCAGCCTCACCTTTCTCGCCGCGCTCACCGGGCAGTCCGCGTTCGCCTGCGACACCGATGGCGCCATCTAGCCCGCGCTCACCCTGTGGCCCGATGTCGCCACGCTCGCCCTTCTCGCCGCGCTGCAACTGCCGGGCTTCCAGCGCCTTCACGCGGTCATCGACCTCCGCCAGCGCGCCAGCGAAAGTCGCCAGAGCCTTTCGAACAGGCTCCAAATTCTTCTTCAGCGAATCGACAAAGGATTGGCGGATCGTATCGAGATTCATCAACCTTTCCTTAGGGGGCCGTGGCGATCATGGCCCTGACGCGAGCCATCGGTGTTGCGGCCATCAATTCGGCCATGTCGAACGATTCAGCGAAAACGTCATCGACTTCGCCCATGAGCTTCGTCATGAACGCAAGCGATTTTGCCTCAGGCGGTTGCGCAGGGTCAGCGGGCGGCGTGCTCGATTCCTTGGAGAAGGGATCAGCCTTGGCGTCACGCTTCGCCAGCGCAGCAAGCGAGTAGTTCTGCTGCTGCAGATACAGCGAGTCCCCGCCAACTTGTGGCTCAAGATTAAACCGCGACCGAGCCTCATTCGGGGTCTTGATCGTGCCCTTGACCAGTTCGCCCTCGACCTTCGCCAACTTCTCTTGATCCATTCTCAGCAACGGATAGAGGTCAAGCTCAACGCAAAGTGTGCTATCGAGACCAAGCCCCTCGTCCAGCAGATTTTCCATCGCCTCGACATGCGTCTGCAGCGCGTCGTTGTAGTAGAGCTGATTCAGCGAGTCGACATCCATGCCATCCGGGATATCCCCGATGCCGATCTTGAAAGGCGGAATGCCGAACGGCTGGCAAATTTGTCGGTCGGAATACTGCATCTGTTCGACCAGTTGCGAGTCCGCGCCCTTCATCGCGAACGAAGTGAACTTCATATCGGCGCCGATCACAGCGACCTTACCAGCGTTCTCTCCGGAGAATTTCTCAGCCCAATACTTTTTGACCTCCTCAGCGTCCTTGTCGCCCATCCCAGCAGGGGCCGTCAAGATGCCGCCCGGCTGCGAGTTGTTCCCGAAGAACTGCGCGGAACTTTTGAGGATTTTCAGGTTCTTCAACGCCGGCCAGTACGCAGCACAAATCGGCGGGACACCAATTAGCGGGTGATGCGGAGTGATGCAGCGGTCATGAATGATTTCGCGTGCCGGCACCAGCAAATTTTCGGCCGGGTAGCCCTCGGGCAACAGATTCAGCGGGTCCGTCCAAAGCTGATAGAACACAGCCCCAGATTCCGTAACCATCGGCTGCACACGACAGGGGTCCAACACGTAGAGCGCGACAACAACTCCGCGCGCGTCCCTCTGCTTCAACACATACGTGTTGCCCTGAATCAGTTTCGACAGCAGCCACGATTCGCGGAACTGCTGCGCGGTCTGATACGTATTTGGTTTCCGTAGTACCGGCGAGTACGCAGGATTCTTGACCACCTTCCAGATGCCAGCCACCGATTCCTGTTTCAACTCGAACGGCAGCTTGCCGCCATCCGTCGCGATGCGCATCACGCACGCATACATCGTCGGATAGTTCAGAAGGTCGCCATGTGTTTCCTCGGCGTTTTTCTGCCACGCACCAGGGAACGCCTCCAAAATCCGACGCCAGCCACCACGCATGATGGGCACCGGATTCATGGCCTTCGAGAAACGGGCAAAAATCCGGGGCATCCGCATCTGTTATTCCTCCGCCGTCATATCGCGGCGACGATAGGTCCGCTTCGGCAAGCCAGTACGCGGGGAAACGTCCTGCGATGCCTGCGGCGCCTCCGCAACGACATCACGGGTCACGTAAGTCATCGCAACCTTGGTTTCCGGCTCACTTGGGGCCGTCTCTACTTCGTCAGCGATCCGACGCCGGCATAGCCGGTCACCAATCATCGCCGGGACATCGCGCTTGTGCCCTGTGGCACGGTATTGAATCAACATCGGTCACCTCTCAGAAAGAGGCGCGGCCGAAGCCGCGCCTCTCGTCCTGGACTACGACACTAGCTTACGGCGAAGCCGCGCACGCACTCCAGTTGACACGCGCCCACGCGACCGCCTGCGCACGACGACGCTGCCAGTTCATGAACCGCTCAACCAGGAAGCCAACACTGTTCGTCTGCCAGAGGCTGACGACCTGCGCAGGGGTCGGGGTCAGGCTGTTCGAGTTCGGTGCGGAGTCCATGACAAGCGACGCCTGATCCGACATCGAGACCTGGATACCGCCCTCGTCGCCGAGGAAGATATCATCGCCCTTGACCAGGGCAACCACCGATCCATCGCTGTCCGTACTCGCGTAGCCGGTCACGAATACCGGCAAGCCGGAGAACGTGCCACCTTCGGGCGTGATGCCCGGGAAGGCCGGCGCGCCGACTTCGTTGACGATCAGGGAAAGCGCGATCGCGATTCTTTCCGGCATTACCCAGAAGGCACCGCTGATCGTGAGGTTGTTGTCGGCAAACGTGTTCAGGAACGTGGCGATGTCGCATCGGACATCGGCGACCGTGGTGCCACCGCTCAGCGTGAGCGGGGCCACACTGTTGAGGATGCCAGCCGGCGACTCGTCAGCGACAGCGGCCGCGTCACTGATGAACGTAGTGTCCAGCGCGGCGCCGATGGCGCGGGCCAGTTCGTCGCGCAGCAGCGTGTCAGCCGCCACAGACGCGCGCATCAGCGTTTCCTTCGTCGCCGCCGCGATGGCCGCGACCTTGAGCGGCGTCAGCTTGGCGCGCGTATACGTCCACTCGGTCATCGGCTTCGCGTTGCCTTCTTTGACCCAGTTCGCCGTAGCGCCCGAACCCTGGACGAGTACCGGCGTATCGAACGGCAGATTGCGCAGACGGCCGCTGATCTGGCCCAGCAGCGTGCGGGGGCGCAGATATTCAACGAAGTCGGCAAACGCGATATTGCCTTCGTTGATCAGGTTTCCGGCCCACGTAGCGTCCAGCGTGCCAGCCGCCGAGACCGGCGCCTTGATCTGGAGAGCCGAAAGCAGGCGGTCATCGCCCGGATAGACCTTCTTGGCGATCTGCTGCGCATCACGAGTACCCAGAAGGTCCGTGAACGCCAGCGCCTTGACGCGAGCCAGCCGCGCGAACGCGAGGCCCGGCGCAAGCTTGATATCGCTCTTGAGCTGGAGATTGCCGCCCGAAAGCGCAGTCGTCGATGCCGTAGCCTTTTCCTTCGCGCTGCCGTCAACCGGCTTCGCAGTCGACTTGTCGGCGTCTTCGATCGACTTCAGGCGCTTCGTGCGCTCCAGATCGACGTCCAGTGCCTTGATTTCGCCTTCCAGCGTGTCGAATTCCTCCGACTCCGCCGCGTCCATGGTGCGGCCAGCCTCGACCGTCACGTCATGGATCGCCTTCATGCGCGCCGACTTGTCGGCACGCGTCGCTTCCAGCGAAGCGATGTGCTCAGCGTACGTCTTCATTTCTGTACCCTTTCAGACTTCACGAACCGCTTCACGCGGCGATGTGGCCGTATCAAACAGCCGTGCGCAGCCCTTTGGCCTCCGAACAAACGGAAGCAATGCCTGCGTGTTGCGAAGATGAGTGCGGGATTCAAACTCCGCAGTACGCCGGTCCTCCGCTAGCGCCATAGCGTCCGGCTTCGCCCCTTGCGGGACTTTCAGTGTCTATCGACTAGGCGCGTCTTCCACCAACTCATCGTTGACCTTTTCTTTACTTGCTCAGCAGCTTGACGCCGCGCTGTCGAGGATCGATCAGCTTAACCGTCGACGGCTTGCGGCCGTCTGCGGCGCGGATCAATTGCACCACGTTCCGCGAAAGCTTCGCCCCGTTCAGAGACTTGATGGACGTCACCATCGCTTCGGTGTTGCAGGCCAGGGTTACTGCGGAAAGCTCTGTCCATAGGTAGCGCAGATACTTGCGCCCCCAAGACCCCTCGATGTTCTCGTACTCAATCGGGACGAACCCGATGGACAGACCTCGCACAAGTCGTTCGCGAAGGGTAAGCCACGACGCATCCAACCGATCCTTGAGTTTCCCCGGCTCGTTGACCTTTGCAACTTGAATGGTCACCGTGATCCCTGAGGGCGAAACCTTGGCTTCCGTGACGTGCCCGATAGGCTCATTGCGATCGTGCTGCCACAAAAAGGGAATCGGCAACTTGTATACGGCCCCCTCTGGGACCATGACGTCATCGCACAAATCGGGGGTCGGCGTACTCGCGACCCCCGTCAAAATGCGCTTCTCGTCATCCGCCGCCTTGATTTCAAGAATGCTGTAAGCGCGCTTTTCACTCATGGTCTACTCCGTTGTGCCTGTCCACACGTTCGCGCCTTAGAGAACCCAGCGGTAACGTGTGCCTTTGCAAATCTGTGTGATCGTGCTTGGCGGCGAGCCGAACAGTCGCGCCAACGATTCGACGGTTTCTCCGACACAATGTCTCGCGCGGATATCGCGAACTTGTTCATCTGAAAGTTTTGCGCAGGTCTTGCCTATCTTGTCCAAATGCTCCCGGGACTTCACGCTGGATCGCCTGCCATCCCGGTAAGAGTCGCGAACATCTTTAGCGGTAGCCAATCTTTGCTCTTCCGTGAACACCCGCCGCGATCTACCAGCCTGAAGGGCTGCCATGTGTTCGTCGGAAATCTTTCGGCCTTTGTGTGCCGCTGAGATTTTTGCCCTGTACTCGGCCGATCTAGGCTGCTTGAGTTTCTTGCCCCGACGAGATTCGGATATTTTCCGCCTCGTTTCCTCACTACGTTTCATGCCGCGATGCTTTTCAGCAGTTGCAAGGATTGCAGCCGGAGGCCTCTTAAATCTACGGCCCCTGTTGGCCATCGCAACGGCTGCTTTGCATTTTTCCGTAGCCCTACGCCCTAGGCAATATTTGTTGCCCTTGTTCCTCTCTGAAATTTTCCGCTTGGCCTCTTCCGAATGCTTGACGCCCAAACAGTTCCCAGCCCTTGGCGCCAAGTTGTACTCGGGCCTAAGCTTATCCATCCACGACTGTTCGGTTGGAATCAACGCGATAGGCTCGCACTTCTCCAATATTTCGAAAACGAAGGATTCTTCGCCGTATTTCAGCCAAGCCCTCATCAGGTGCTTGTTCGCATGCAGCCCACGTCGAAGTTCGCTTCTATGCGTCGCCCATCTTTGCTTGAAGCGCTTGGCGCTCCCGACGTAGCACTTACCCGAATTCACGTTCCTGATGCGATAGATGCCGGACGCGTCGACGTCCGCTAGAATGCTGTCAGCCATTGCGTGTGTCCTCACGTTGTGGTCAGGGGCCGGCTGGTGTTGATGCACCTTCTCGGCCCCGTTATTTTACCGGCTGCTATGCCGGTTTGTTGGGTTCAACGGGTTCCTTCGGGATCGGTTTCGACTTAAGGCGCAATGCCTGCTTCGCCTTCTCTTTCAACTCGCGAATCTTCTGCCGGCGGCGCTCGCATGCGGAACAGGCCATGACTACCCCAGCATGAACATTTTGACGCCGCGATTCTTTGCGGCGGGGTTGAAGGACATCAGCGTCGTGCAGTTCAGCGTCGCCATCAGCGGATCAATCTTTGCCGCACCAGAAAGCTGCTTCGTGATCAGTATCGCGTTGCCTCGGGCTTCTGCCCTCGCGTTCGCAACCGAGTAGGACATCAGCGGCGATGCGCCATGCACAAAGGCGCCCTCAGCCAGCTTTCGCTCTAACGTCTTGATCGCCCCATGGAGCTTCCAGCCCTGCGAGATGCCAACGATTCGATCCGCATCAATATTTCGAGCTGTGATCGCGTCAACTATCCCGCCAACAGCGGAAGGATCAGCCCCGATCCGCTCCAACAGGCCAGTCGCCTCGCATTGCTCGAAAACATCAGCAACGCCCTCTGTGTCGTCTCCAATCCTTGCGACAATCGTCAGGTGACCTGATTTCTCAAAGTCTTTGAACTTGCTGGCCTCCGACTTCCGTCGTTCCAGCACGATCGGATGACACCATGCATGCGCCCAATGCAACCACTTGCCCGTGCCGACCTCACGCCCGACCACCGCTAGCCCGAGCAAGTCATCTAGGCCGCCGCCATCGACACCGCCCACAACAACCTCGGATCGATTCAGCAATTCTTGAAGCGTCAACGTCTGGTCGCCGCAAGGCTCCCAGAAAATCGCTCCGGGCCACGCATCGCTGCGGAGCGCCACGCCGATCTGCACGTTGAGATGCTTCGCGAAGAAATCGAGGAGACTCGAATCCCCCTTGTGCGAAGCCTCCCGATACTTCTGTTCGATGACCTGTTCGTCTACGCAGACACCCCAATTCGGGTTCGTGATGTAGGCATTCGACAGGTCGCGGTAAGCTTCCTCCCTGACCATCGCCGCAGGGAACTCATAAATGATTGGCAAAAACTGTTTGTCGACGATACGCCCGTCACGGACATCGCGCGCGTAGGCCAATTTCGATTTGAAGACCCCAGCAGGTTCCTCGTTCGATTGCGTCGTGCAGTAAATGACGAAGCCCTCGGGTCTCGACGCGAGGCCGCCAGTCGCCTCCGTCAGCATGTGTTCCGCCTTGGGCTTGTTACCAAACTCCCAAAGCTCATCGACCAAGACGCCGATCGCTTTCTTGCCGGTCACCGTGGCCGAGTCAGCCGCGACCACTTTCAGGGTCGCCGCGTTCAATCGGTCCGTGATGGTCCGGATATGCTCTTGTTCGTGGAACCGCGCCTTGAGGTCGTCATCCGCCTTGATCATGTCGCGGATCGGCTTGTAGGCGTTGTCCGCCGATTCTTTGGTCGGCGCCAAAATGATGAACTCGCCAGACGGGCGGGCGTTCATAATCAGGGCCGTCAACATGATTCCAGCGGCCAAAGAACTCTTGCCGTTTTTTTTCGACACCATCAAGAAGTAGTTCGTGATATGTCGCCGCCCTGCTGCGGTGTCGTAAGCGCCGAACAAAGCGGTCACGATGTCGATTATCCACGGCAAGCAGGTATCGCCCATCAGCGGGCTACCGGTCGCATCGACCAATCTCAAATTCTTGAAGACATCCACCGCATCGGCGGCGTAGTCAGGGAACAGCGCACCAACCGGGACCAAAGATTCCCGCTCAACGATCCGCGATTCCCAATCGGGACAAGCCGTCGTCCAGTCCACTACTTCACCGAACGCAGATTACCCTTGCGCAAACCGAAGCGACCGCCGCTGACTTTCTCGGCTTCCTCCTGCCTCTGCTCTTTCTTGCCCATCTCACCAGGTTTGGCAACGGTGTATGCCGCATGGGCTTTCGCCGCGTCCAAACGCAATTTCGGGTCAGCAGCCAAGTCGTTCATGACTTGGAAGAAGAATGTCACTGCGTCAGGTGCCTGTGCCGGTATGTACGCATCAGGCTCACCCTTGGGTGCATCTGGGGTCACCCCGGGGTTCTGGGACTCCAAAACCTTGAGGCGCCATATTGCCGCCTGCACTTCGCGGTCCTTCTCAAGCCTCGAAGCGGCTTGTGACGCCGTTCGTTCCGGGCACCCCGCAGAAATCGCAGCCTGCTTTTTCGGCATGCCCGACAACCGCGCCTCGGCGTAACGGCGCTTCTGTTCAGTCAAGGCCATGGTTAACAGCTCCCTGTGTAGAGGATTTTATCTCT